ACCGGTAAAGCCAAATATATACTTATGAAATAAGAAATTATACAAAATAGCTACTGAAACAACTTGATTCTTGTACCCACCGCAAAATTCCCAAGTGTATATTTGGGTTTACCGGCCCCTATTCATTATGCTCAGCAGACGTCTTGTAAAAGTAAATTCGAGCCCGGATAAAGATGGATCCGATGGTTTTATTTAGATGCTCTGACATAGTTTTAATGTTGTTGGCTTGTGATACATTGCCAGCAGCCTCCAGGAGTGGGTTGACTGCAAGAAGTATAAAGACATGCCGACTCAGCTTGGCATTGTGCTTTGGTAGGATAGCTACCCATCGGGGGGTTACATCCTGTAGGCACACTTCCACCAAGCAAAGAGGCACCGTCTGCCACACAACATCCAGGATTGTCAATTCCTGGGCATTGGGCATGTTCTGACATTTGACAAGTGGTTCCGCTCGGGCAAGATGTGCCGTAGGCATCACAGCATCCTCCAGTCGTAGAAGAACATGCAATTTGTTGAGGCGCACCCATCGAAGGACCCGGTGCATGGACAGGCGAGAAGCGGGTGTTGCATTGGGCCTGAGACATGCATGGGTGGTGGGGCCCCAACTCGGTGTAAGGCACGATGCGCTTGACACAAGGGACTCCCTCCAGAGGCTTGCCAGGGTGCGAGTAGCCATCGGGTGTCACGTAGGGACCACTCATTTCGGGGACCCAGCACTTGGGACCACAATCTGATTGGCAATCGCCGAGGGTGGAATAGGTGCCACGACCACCAGGTTGAGGAACACACATTCGGTTAAAGACGTCACAGTCGTAACCAACACGTTTCATTTTTTAACACATGGTTAGAAAATTATCAATACGGTTGTATACAGTGGAGTTGAATGGTCAAGGCACTTTCGAGCATAGTGGCAGAGGTGGTGGGTCTCGGCGGTTTCACGTCCCGAGGCAGCCAGTGGTGGAGCAGAATGGCTTATGAGAATGTCACGGGATCCTTCTACCCCTTCGATGAGGGATGCGCCTTCAGGTGTGGACGCAGCGTGGTAGAGGCCTATCACCTCAGGTGCAAACGCCCGCAGACGTCAGAAATCTTTCTCAGCACTCTACCGACCCAAGTTGAAAAACAATAAAACTATGGGTCAGTCAAAAAAAATAAAACCTTACCTAACCCTAAGCAGGAAGGATTTTTTTATTCAAGTAATAGGCCACGAAAAGCAGTGCGTCACATGGATCATAGAGTATCTCTTGGCCGCCAAGCCACTTGAGAGCAGCTTCCCCTCCAGTCACCCCTTCCTCCTGGATCCAATCCTGAATCAACTGAACGGTTTGATCTTTTCTTTCGGAACGCTTGCGTGACAAGTTAAACATGGAATGAATGGCTGCTGGAAAACAAAAAATGACCTTGGCCGGGTAGTGGCATGTAATCACAGCTTCGAGGCATTGGCCGCCTGAGCGAGGAGGCTGACCTTCCAAAAGAATCGTATCGGCACGGTCAAATTCACGCTTCCATTCCTGCATGAAATGAGCAATTCGATGACCAATCGATGCCTTGTGTGGCAACTGGCACTGGGCTTCATCCACTGTCGAGTGACAAAATACAGTTAAATCTTCGTGGTAAATGCCATCAATTGACAAGAGCTTTGTTTCACACTCCGACCATGTCCCCAGTGCAATCCCTACATTCTTTACACCAGGATCAATAGAAATAAATCGTAAAGCCATTTTATTAGAGGAGCTAATGGAAAAACAGTCCTTTAAACAAGGTTAAAAGCAGGTAATAACACGAAAAGAAAGGTCTACTCAAAACTAGAGACTAATGATGAGGCAAAAAGGCCGGATCATGAGGCAAAAGGATGAGGAACGACCTTAGAAGATGGTCACCATGGGGGTTCCGACGCGGAGCTTCTGGTCGTCCGTCAGGGGATGGCGAACCTCCATGGTGCGGGTCATGGCGAGGGGGTGACCCTCGTGACCGCCGCGGAAACGGCTCGAACGACCGACCCACACACGCTTGTCACCCTCAGGAATATCAAAGGTGTAGTCAAACGAGTCAACCACCTTCTTTTCCTTGCCATCGGTGCCCTTTTCCATACGGTGAACCGTGTTTTGGGTCTTGCCCGACACAATGCCCTTGGGTTCAATCTTGCGACGGCGGCATTCCCTAAAGAGTGCAAGGGTTCCCTGGTAACGAGCGACAGATTTGGAATCAACCTGCTCGTCCTTGAGCAAGGTATTACCAAGAATGGCCTTGGAAGAGAGAATGCCCTCAAAGCCATGGTTCATCAACCAAACACCGTCAAGACCTTCAAAGAGGCTTGCATCGGCCTCTTTCAAAAACTTGACATAATTCGCCAGGGTAGCGTCGTCGTCAAGCGGCTTCTTGTTGGCATTCTTTATGCGCTTGAGCTCAGCGGCGCGAGAGCGCTTGACCCAAGTCTCAAACTTCTTAAAGGTCATCTTGCCAAGAAGCTCGTGGAAAAACAAGAGGGTCTTCTGGTAGTTGGCCTCGTCCACAACAAAGCGGAGGGGGACCTCAATGTCAGAGCGCTTGAGGCGAGTGGGCTTGGGCTCGGCAGAATCCTTCTTCTTGGACTTGGGACGGCCGCGCGGAGCCTTGTAGGCGGCGGGATCCTTGGGAGCCTTTGCAGGGGGCTTCTTGGCGGATTTGGCCTTTTTGGGTTCCCCCTTGGAAGACGATGACTTCACAGTCTTGGGCTCCTTGACCTTTTTCGAAGCGGCACGCTTGCGCTTCTTGGGGGCCGGAGGAGGGGTGGGTTCACGCTCAGGAGAGGGGGATGGCGAGGCTGCCTCGGGACTTGGCGAAGGAGGCGCAGAAGAAACTTGGGACTCATCAACGCTTGAGACGGGGGAAGGGGGTGCAGAGGACTCGGTGTCAGACATGGGCGATTTAGGTGTGAGCAACAATGCCGATTTCAGGAAATGGACATATGAATAAAAAATGTCTCAATCATCTTTGAAACCGATTCATAATTTAGTCGCAGAAACAGCAAAGTTGCGTCCGAACAGACAGACTTCCTCGAGACGGGTGGAAGGGGTGGACCACTATGACCCCATTCAAATTTCAATCAATGTCGACGATGGAAATCGTCAGGGTGGGGGTGGCAATGGCTCAAGTGGGTCGTCGAAACCTGCCGCGCCTCCTGCGCCTCCTGCGCCTCCGCGCCCGCCTCTCCGGACCATGACCATCCCTCCCGGAACACCCAACATTATTACCCTCAACGAACACCGTTTTCAACCACTGTCGACCCAAGACGTGACCCAACTCCAGGCCATTTCAAAGGTCCCCGCCCCTGTCTACAAGACCGTCACCGAGACTTCCCAACCCACAATCAATTATGATGCAGTTGCTGCCTCTTTTCGATCCAAAGCCAAACGAATCAACCTCTACATTGGGCTTGGAGTTGGCGCGGCTGTCCTCATTGCCATCATTATCGTAGTGGTCATCCTGGTTAAACGGAAGCATAACAAGTCAGGAGGAGGTGGTGGCAACGGAGGAGGAAATGACAAGTCCCTCGAGGAAGAAGAAAAAAAGAAGAAACATCGTCATTCATACCAAAATCAACGGTGTTCTTGATATTTTTGGATCCATGGGATCCTGAGGCCAAATAAATAGTTTGGTCTGGCCTGGCCTTGTACCGTCTACAATATTTTACTCAAGTTAAAAATTTTTAAAGTGCATATTCAATTGGCCAGACCTCTAAAATGAAATTCTTATTCAAATAACCTCTCCAATAAACATGGCATGGCAATGGACCGAAGTGCAAGACTTTGTCGAGGATGAATACCAAGTAGGAGTGGATGAAGCTGGGCGGGGACCGTGTTTTGGACCCGTTGTAGCGGCCGCCGTTTTGTTGCCCGATCCTTCAGATGACCCTCGATGGGACCAAGTGACCGACTCCAAGGCCGTCTCTGCCAAGAAACGTCAAGTCCTTCAAGCCTTTATCAAGGAAGCTTCTGCGGGTTATGGAATCGGGGTCGCATCGGTTGAAGAAATTGTAGAGAACAACATTCGGAATGCGACCTTTATGGCGATGCACCGTGCCGTCGATGACCTGGCTGCCAGGTGGAAAGCTGCTTTTGGACGTGACTACCCACTGGAAATAGATCGTTTATTAATTGATGGGAATGCCTTTCGTCCCTACCCAGGTATACCCCACACAACCCTTGTCAAGGGGGACTCAAAATCAAAAGCAATTGCAGCCGCATCCATTCTAGCCAAAACCCACAGGGATGGCCTAATCGGCGCAACCTGTGACGCCCACCCCCACTACGACACATGGTATGGTCTGCGGTCCAACCAAGGCTACCCGACGCCCCAACACAAGGAGGGCATTCGTTTGCACGGTATAACACCCTTTCATCGACGCAAAGACGCTCCATGTAGAGGATTCCCGCCCGCGGCGTCGCCCTAGGGATTCATCTTTTCGGGTGTGTTCGTCTCTGAAAAAATAAAATATCTTGATGTGGGAAAATGTTCCTTGCTGGACTTGTCTTTTTAGCCTCTTGCATGGCACCGTCTGATGTCTACACTCCGCCAGCTGCCCCAATCAACCAACGAGGAACACTGCCCCTTCTCTCTCCTTCCCCACCGCCTTTACCGTCTCCTTCACCCCAGGCATATGATTATTTTCAGCCTAGGGCCTCATGGGCCACCAACGCGACGGTCAATGATGTTTTGGTTTCTCAATCCTCATCCCTTGAAGATTTTTGTTGGTCATGGATGCTTGGCTACCTTGGACTTCTTGGTTTCATGGTTCTTTCGAATGAGTACATGCGGTGGAGGCGTCCTCAAGACTATCGTCGAACCCGTCAAGACTATCGTCGAGCCAATCAAGGCAGAAGCCTAATCAAACGGCGCCCACGCAAGGCCCTCCACATCGGACAACCCCGACGTCTAAAGCCTACACCCCTGAAGAACCTTGACTTGGTGTTTCGTCGGCGAGATGTTATGCAACTGGTTGGATCTCATGTCAAGGTGAGCTTGGCAAAGTTAGAGTGTCTGACCAAGCCGTCGCCGGCTTATCATCCTTTGGTTCACCTAGGCTTCCATCAAGAGGATGGGTCATCTTCTGTGGAAGTGAAACGATGGGATGAAGGACCTGTTGTCTACTACTCGAAGGACTTTGTCGATTTGCGCCCGCACCTTACCCACCTCGTTGTGGTGCCTTCGGCCAAGACAAGGTCCCATCCAAATCAAGTTGAGGACTTGCCCGACGCCTCCATGTGGGCCACCTACTTTCCTTACCACGACAGCCTGACAATTGCTGGCTGGTACATTTTTGGCAACTTTGAGCCCATGACCTTTCATTTCCCCCAGGAAGAAGACTTGGACAAGGCTGTCGCCGGGCTGAAAGAGACGGATCTGCCCGAGCTGTCGTGGGACCCACTGCGTGACCGCCTTTGGTTCGTCCCCCCTGATGCCCTTGACCTGCGGGAGCACCTCGTCCAAATCATGATGGCGCGTTCGGTGTGGCCGTCCCATGTGCGTTTTACTTTGGACGATTCGGACGCCTTTGACATGGCTGCCTATCCAGGCACGTCCATCCTTGAGCCCATGATTTCTCCAGCCTCTCTTGAGCGTGTCATCTATGGTGCGGCAGGCCGCAAGATTGTCACCATTCTGCGCCCTCACCGCTTCCCCCACACCATGGTCTATTATTATTAGGGGGTTATTGTCATACAAAAAAATTTCAAGTCTCAATGTCCAATAAAATCCCATGTCTACTTGTAGCTTTTGTCACCTACGTCCCTTTAACCTACGGTGTGCCTCGTGCCAGACTCCGGTGTGCGACCTATGTGAACGCGCCGACTCACGAAGGTGTGATACAATTTTTGGAAGGGCGTGCAAAGCCACATCTTGCACCTACTTGTGCCCTTGCTGTGGCCAGAGGATTCCACTCAACCAAAAACCTTCCTTTTGCTCGGGGTGTGCAGACGTCGTCTGCCCTGCATGCAAAGCATCGGACGGTGCCATGTGTGTCAAGGGGCATCGCCTTGAAGAGGTCAAAGAGGCGCCCCGTGCAGGAGGTGCGGGTCAGGTCCGCCATCGAAACCTCTGGTCATGAAAACACTTGGCTATGAAAACATCTGGCCATGAAAGGGATTATTTCAACACCTTGAGAGATCCTGGGACATGGATCCAAAAGGGAAAACTTGGTTGAAGGGAGTACTCCCATAAGAATATGCCGCCAAAGGTTCTTGGGTAGCGGTTAGATAGGATATCAATCTGGGTCTGAAGCGTTTTCATTTGGTCCTTGTCCAAGGGTCCAAGGCTGCCCAAAACGATGGACGACGGACGGTAGCCATTGGTGACGGCCGCGAGGTACTGAGCTGCGTCATCCGAAATTTCCCCATAAAACTGGCCACAGAGGTAACTGACCATCGCACCTTCAGGAGTCTTTCCAAGGTCCTTGTAAGAAAATCCTCCCATTCCGGGACCATCCGAAGCCAATGAGGAGGCCAGGGGAGACATTGAGATTTCAAGACCCCTTGCGTAAAGATCGCGAATGAGTTTTTGAAGGTTCTCAAGTTTGACATATTCCTCCACGTCAAGATTGATGCCCGTGATGAAGGGTTTGTCCTCAAGGAGCATGACTAGCATCGAAAAGTACTCGTCGTAATCGTTAAAGAGGGCACCAAAGGCACCGCCAGCCCCTCCAATGAGTAGGGAGATGCGGATGCCCGCTTTAGCAGCAGCTTCAAGTTGGGCCCATGGTTTATCGAAGCGTTTGTCATCTGGCCAGTAGTCGTTGAGGTGGATGTAGGCCTCACCCTGGTCCACCCCAAAATGTATGGCAGCGAGATGAATGTCCGTGACGGCATCGGGAGAGGCTAAAATAGGACCAAGATCCACAAGTGTCTGGTAAAATAAAAGAATACGTCGAGCCATTGACTTTATTCAATTTAAGGATTTCTTGAAAATCCTCCTTTCAGTGGAATCTCCATGGTCATGAATCAGGGATTCCTTCTTGAAAACTTACAGTAATTTTCCCTTGAAGGATCACACAACATGAGGTTGTAACTAGAGGCCATAAATGCACAAATGCGACGAATCACGGGTTTGTGGCCCTTGGAGTGCTCCATTTCTTCCAGGCGGGTGTAGGTCGTTGGGCGGTGAATGGGAGGAACAATGACGTCACAAGATGAAAAGTGGAATGGTCCTCGTCATTCTTCCCCTGGCCTTTGCTTACCTTCAAGGCAAAAGCGTAGGGGCCAAGAAGATTGTCTTGTGGTTTGCCTTTGTTATTGTCCTAGGCTTTTTGGCATCCCTCATTTCCGTCTTTTCTTTGATCAACAAGAACTTGAAATCATCCAAGGAGACCTGGTCCACCCAAGCCTCCATGAGACAAGCTTGGTTGAAGTTTCATCAAGCTTGACATCATCCTCAGTGGTGGCCATGGCTTTCTTTGTGGTGTTTGTTTGAAGAAAAATTTATATTTTACTGAAAATTTTAAAGTTAAAACCACACAGGATCATCACATGACGGATCTTGTCTATCCTCCAAGCTACCTGTCGGATGACGACTCCTATACCTACGAGGCAGAAGAGGAGGATTCACCTCGCCTTGACCCAAAAGTCTTGAGATCGACCTTTACCAAGGATGGTTTCGAATTTTCCCTGAAAGTTTCACCAAAGGGTGTCAAGGCACATGGCACCTTTGAAAAGGAAATGGAGCTCTATGCGGGTAGCCTTTGGGCCATTGTCACATCACCCGTCCCTTACACCACTTTTTTAGAAAAACTAAACTACCTCGACTCTCCACCCTCCAGGCTTCATGCCGATTTTGAAACGCCTGTCCCCTACGTTTTTGGAGAAGAGGATCTCTTTACTGACCTTGAAGTATCCGTCCTTGGCCACCCCTCCCTCCAAGACCTCTTGGATGCTACCTTGGCCTTTGCCTCTAGATCCATCTTGGACCGGTGTTTTGTGTGTTGTCGCCGCCTGACCAAGCCCCTCTCTCCCTTCCATGCTGATTTTGACCACCACCGAAGCTACCCACGCCACTGCCGTTCCCAATTTTGTATGTTTCAACTCCAGTTGCGCAGGTATGCATCCAACGACCCTTCCATCACCATCTGCATGCCCTTTCTCGAAAAAGCCTTGGCCTATGCAACCTCGTCAAAGGACGACACTCGATGCGCCTATCTTCTTGACCGTTTCCAAGACATTGATCCACACCTCGGCCTTTCCATTTTTCTTCCCTTGGCCTTGAGGCCATGCAGTGTCGGGGATTTGCCACTGAAACCCGGAACAACCCCCGCCCAATGCTTTGCTCTTGTGGACAATCTTTCATCCAAGGCCCTTTCATGGATGCCGCCTCTTGGGAAAACAAAACGCATGGACAGTGACGACGACCCTTCAAAACCATGCTACTTTTTCCACGGAACAAAGGATCAAAACGTCTTGTCCATCCTTTGCCAGGGCCTGGTATCCCTCTCCAACACCTGCCTCATGGTGACTGCGGCAGCTCATGGCGAGGGAATCTATCTGACCCCCACCCTTTCAACGGCCAGACAGTATGGAAAGTATGTGTTTATTTGTATGGTCCATGGAGCAGTGAAAAAGACGGAGGCCATTTACACCGTCGCGGACGGGCGCAAGACCTTGATCACTCATCTACTTGTCTTTTAATAAAAAAAGCATGTCATCAACCAAGGACCATCCATTTGAATTGTTTCGATCCAAGTGGAGACGAAGGCATGCAGACGAGTCAAATGGTGGCTCTGCGTGTTGTGTAAAGGGGTGGGACCATGTCCACGTCGTCATGCAAACCCTCGTCGTGACAGGAGGTTTCCTCATCATGACCCTCTACAAGGGAATTTGGGCCAAGTACGGGCGCACCATTCACCACTGGGAAGAGGCACTGGTGACCCTTTTCGGGTCCTTTTTCATGATTTACCTCGTCTATCTAATTTTCAATCGAAAGATTCTCACAGGAAAAATCCGTTGAAACCAAATCACTCGCTCTTCCTATTGCCACTCCGCTCTCCTCTTCCCTATCCATGGCCACGCAATCAAAACCCCCCGTCCTCGTCTTGGACAATGATGAGACGCTTGGTTCTTGGGGAGACTTGTCTCTTCTCTACTCCATCTACACAACCGTCCTCCTGCGAAAACCATCGCCAAGTCACTTTGCAGAGATTGTCCGGGTCACAAGGTGTGTACGTCCCCACCTCCGGAACCTTTTCCAAGAGGCGTTAGAGATGAAAAAGAAAGGCAAACTGTCATCCATTGTTCTGCTGACGGCCGCATCCAACGCCTCGGGATGGGTAACATTTTGCTCCCAAGTCTTGGCCAGCTGGTTTGGCGAGCCCATCTTTGACCTTGTCATTTCCTCCAAGGATCTTGTGGAATGGAACATGGCCAATGGTCACTTCCATGCACATCATCTCCACAAGGACCTGTATCTCGTCTTGACAAGACTAGACTTTCCCCTCACCACCCCCACCATTGTGATTGACGACCGGGTCGAATGGTTGATCAACCACACCAAGGCTCTCAGCGTGTCTCCCTACAAGGTCGCCGTGAACTTGATAGAGCTTTGCCGCCACTATGTGGAAGGATGGAGTCGGGAAATGGAAGAAACCCATGCTGCCGCTCTCGGCGATACATGGACCACCTTTTTGACCAACCCAAGAGCCTTTACCGATGCTGGGCGTGACCGTGACTTGGAAATCCAGCTCAAGACTTTGCGTTTGTTAGTGGCTTAAATTGGCTTCAGCCAAGCCAAACCAAACCATTAGGTTTGCATCCATAAATAATATCACCTACATTGAAACCATCCATTTTCTCGATCAAGACGTGTGTAAACCATGTGAGACAAAACCATAGCGTCTTCAAGAGACAACCACATGCCTGGTTTGAAATACTTGGTACATGGACCCCACTTGGAGAAAATCAACTCAAAGACTTCAGGTTCAGTGGGTGTCCACCAAGACTTTTCCATCAAGACAGAAGCTACCGCCATAGTCAGTTGATGCATCAAGCCGTCTGAGTAGTGGACTTGGAGGAAATCTCGAGACCCAGGTGATGGTCTTGATCGCCAAGACCTTGCAAGAGGCTTGGACGATACAATGGGATTTCCTTGACGGTCACGTTTAGTACCCATGGCTTCCGTGAAGAGCAATGACATGTGGTAGGAATTCTCCAAAAAAAAAGACAATTCAACGAACCCTATTTTAAATTTCGATAATGGAAATCCCAACCACTTGACACTTCCCTAAGAAATGGATCGTTTCAAACCCGGTTGGGTCTACCCAAGACCCAACCTCAACCCTGTAGGCTATACATCTTATCCTTGGTGTCCTCTGGCCCTGGTTCATGGCTTGACCATGTCAGCAGGATGTCTCGTAGGCCCCTTGGCTCTTGGGCAACCCAATACTCCATCCCCTCTAAACACGGCATCTTGGGTCGCATTCTTCTTGTCCCCGACTTTGGCCTTTGGAGGGATGGCACGACGCCTTTCTTTGATTTGGTTATTCTTCTTCATCTCCCTTGGCTACCTAGGGTACATCTTGGCAGTCTGGTTCCACACTGCCAGTCTTTCATCAACCTCTTGTGATTCCTTTTGTCGCGGTGGCCGTACCGTCCTCACATGTATCCCTCCCGTCCACACTGCCTACTTCTTGATACGCCTTCTGACAGCCTATTACGTCAAAAGGTGCGAAGATCGAGCAAGAGCAAGTCAGTTTTCTATCGCTTTGCTTGAAGAACGTCACCTAGGCCAACCCAAAACTCAAGATCGACCAACAAGCCCATTCTCCCTTCCCTAGATGAATATCGAACAAAATCCATGTATTCTCGGAGTTTTAGATTCAGAGGTGAGGGCACGCAAACGTGATTTGACGGCAAAGCCGTCAGACACCTTTGGTGTCTTATCACCTCACCACTAGTGGTCCAGATTTCCTCTGGAAATCCAACCACGCTTCCGTGACTTGGCCCAAAACATCTTCAATATACTCAAGTTAAAATTTTTCGAGTGCATATTCAATTGGCCAGACCTCTAGAACCAAATTCATGAAACGTGGAATTTGAGGTCGATTCCTCGGCGAATCTTCTTCGCTTAAGAATAAACCATGCCCTTTTCTTTCACCAATCCTCTTTTTCGCAAGGGCCGTCAGGTCAGGGGCATCACGGGAGTTCCCCGCGGTGGTGTTCAGACCTACGAGCCCTTCTTCACCACCCCCCGCCACTGGGCAAACTTTATCATTGGACCCAAAGAGTCTGGAAAGTTTACCCTGGTGTGCAATTGGTTGGGTGAGTGGCGGCGCAAAAACCGCCTCGACCGTTTGGTGGTTGTTTCTGCCAAACGCTCCGCCAAAGACCCATTGGCCAAGTTTTTTGCCCGGGTGAACCTCAATTCACCCGATTGGATCAATGACTTGGACGGTCTTGTGGCCCTCAAGGCCGAGACGGCACCCCTCGAGACTTGGGCCATTGTCCTTGACCAATGCTTTTGGCAACCATGGGTGCTCAAGCATCGCCTTATTCGGCGTTTGATGGCCCAAGGGAAGCAGTTGCGCATTGGACTCTTTTGTCTCTTTGAGCGCCCTCCCCAAGGTCTTGACGCCCAGGTAAAGGACAATATCGACACGGTGGTGGCTCTCCCCTACCAAACCTTGGAGGGATGGAAGGAGGATTTGGTGAGCTTGACGGGGGGACGGTTTGTGCCCTCCATCTGGGATGACGGTGAACATCCCAAGCACACCCTTTGGGCATGGACCCAGACACGGGGTGGAAGTGTACCCTACACCATCCGCCCCATCAAGCCCGCCGAGGGGTTGGACTTTGAGCAAGTCGACATGATGCTCGGGTCTTTGGCGGTCAAGCAGCCCTACGCGACTGCGCCTCAAGCCAAAGAAGGAGCAAATGTGCCGGCCAAGGAGGAACCTGAAATCCTTTCGGAAAAGGAGGATGAAGACGTTCCTGCAGCCACGTGGTGGGATGCCCTGGCTTCATGGATCCCTCCCCTTCCCGCAATTGGGTTGTTCTCGGCCTGGTCTGAGGCTTAATTTTTAGACCACTCCTCTTGTTTCTCTAAATAAAACATGTCCTTCTCTTCTCGATTTTTTCAATCTCCTTCTCTTGGTCCTCTTCATCATTACCGTGCAGGGTCACCCCAGTCACGAGCCTCTACCGTGCGGCCATCAGGTCCTACTCCCACCGGCTACGCACCCAATATGGGTAGCGGAGCAATGAGTGGCGTATCACCCTTGGGTGTCGCTGGCCCTGCCGGTGTAGGTGAAGCATGCACCCGCCACGAAGATTGTGGTTGGAATCTCTATTGTGAGAATGGAATGTGCCAGTAGAGGTATTTATATTTTTTTCAAGGTCTCAAAGGTCAACCCCTTGGCCCCTCAAAGCACTGTGAAACTTGTCAGTGGTGATCATTGAGTCCCCAATGGCCAAGGCGCCTCCACCAAGCACAACAGAACACCCAAGACCGGTTGCAACGCGAAGAGCAGCCATCGGTAGAAATGAAGAGAAAGTGATTTAGGGTTTAAGACCAAATATGGCCCAACACAATATGAAATGTCGTCTTTTCAAAAGGTACATGAATAAAATTCCCTGTCATTCCTTATAAAATTTGTGTTGGGCCCTAGGTCTCGTCCGACATTTCAGTAGTGGTCAAA